ACTGCTGTAGCAAACGCAGATGGAAGCATAGACCTTGACTGGGATGCTCCAGCATCAAGCAACTTAAATGTCTACGGCTACTCAGTTAGTTTTTACGACCTTGATGAAATTGGCGGAACAACGTCAGGTGGCTGGGGTGTGTGGACTAATCAAGGCACCAACTACTCGCTAAGTACTGGAATGTTTTCTGGAAGCAACCCCGTAACTACTGGATTTGGACCTGTGCGCTTTGGCATTAAAGCGGGAAATCAAAGTTGCTTCTCCAGCGAAGGCATAGGTCCGTGTGTATACGGACCCGAAGTAACTGTTGATGCAACTGTTATTGACCCTAATTCAACTACAACAACTACAACTGTTGCTCCTCAAACAACCTCAACGACTTCTTCAACGACTTCCACAACGACAGTCCCTGAAACAACATCTTCAACCAGTACCACAACAACATCGCCTCCCCAGACTACTACTACAACCGTTTATGTGCCAACAGTCACGACAACAACTGAACCTGAGCCTGAAGAGGAACCAGAAACTACTACAACGACTGAGCCAGAAGTTACTACGACAACTGAGCCTGAGTTTATTCAACCGGAGGATGAAGAGGAGGCTCAGCCTGTTGAGCCTGAAACGACCCTTCCTGATTATCCAGAAGAAGAACAAGAAGGAGAACAGCAGCCAGAACCGATATCCCCAGAAGAAACGACAGAGCAAGATACAGAATCACAAGAGACTATAGTAACACAAGAAGAATTTGAAAGTATTATTGAAGATATATCTTCTGAAGAAATTCAGGCAGAATATGTAATAGAGGTAATTGATAATCTCAATTCAGAACAACTTACAGAAGTTTTAGAATCTATAGGTATAGAGCAATTAACAGAAGTAATTGATGAATTATCAGAAGAGCAAACCCTTGATCTTGTTGAAAATATTGAATCCGTAGAAGCTTTAGATAATGTTATTAATGCAATTGCTGATTCGGAAGAACCAATTGAGGCATCTGTTGCAGTAGCAATTATTTTAAATGATAACTTTACAGAGATATCTACTGAGGCAGCCCAAGAGGTTTTTGCAAATGTTGATGCTGATTCTTTTACTGATGAACAAAAAGAGGAACTCTCTGAGGCTCTTACGGAAGCCCCTGATGAAATCAAAGAGGCTTTTGAAGAGGAAATTGATGTTTATGGCGGAGGTTTTGATACTTATGTTCCAACAGGATCAAGCATTGATGTTGGCGCAAGAAAAACAGTTATCGCTGCAGTTGCAACATTAACAGCAACGGTTGCCGTTACTGGCGCTGCCGGAGCGTCACCAACAGCACCAGCAGGAGGCTCAGGAGGCGGTTCTGGAGGCTCAGGAGGCTCTTCTAATCCAAGTTCTGGCTCAGAAGGTCGTTCACGAAAAGAAGAAGAGGGAAGCGAGCCAGCAGGTGAAATTGTTGATGCTGAAGGTGAGGATGATGAGCATTATGCTAAAAATAGCATTTACGAGTATTATATAAAGGAGGGAATTGAAATGAAGAAATTTAACTGGTCTGGTTTTATAAACAAACTTTGGAATATAACTGCCGGGTTAGCATTTACTCTTGCAGGTAGTTATGTTGTTTATATTACCCTCTCTGGCGCAACGCAAAGAGCGGCGGGTATTGCTACCCTAATTGCAATATTTATCCACTATACTCACAATATCTTTAAAAACGATATTAATTGATCCAGTTTCCTTATCACAAACAATGGGGTATAATAGAATTATACCCATTGGGGTAGGGAGGTGATCATGTCTACTAAGTCACAAAACTTAGATCAAGCACTTAAGGGAGGCGCACTCGGCGTTTGGGTCTGGCTGGCTACTGTTCAGCTAAATCTTGACGGTGAAGTAGTTGCCGTATTAACACCGGCAATTGCCTACGGACTTGCATGGTTATCAACAAGAGTTGGCGATCCAACAGTTGCTTCTTTCTTAGCAAAGAAGCCTGCGGAAAAGCCCGCTGTTAAAAAGAAGGCATAAGCGATGGAACAGGTCAAAAATATTTGCCTTCGTATATTGGCGACCTTTTCTGCCTCGGGACTTGGAGTTATCGGGGCGGGTACAATTGCTGGCGTTCCTGTCTGGAAGGCGGTTTTTATGGCAGGGATTGCTGGCGTTGCTACCGTTGTTGAAGGTTTATCACGTGAGTTCTTAGATGATGGTAAACTAGATATGGATGAAATCAATGAAGTCTTCAGTAAAGTCGATAAGAAAGCAGTTAAGAAAGAGGAGGAGTTCTAAAATGAGCGTTAAATGGAATATTATTGTACCGGTAAAACAGCCAGCAGATTTAAAGGGAGTTGCACCCGGAAAACTTCCAGACAGTCTTCTTAAGCCAGTTAAGGGCGGTGGAAAGTTACACTGGAGAGCTGCAGATGCTTGGGATGCAATGGTTGAAGCTGCAAAGATTGATGGTATTGAATTAAAGCCAGTTTCTGCCGGAGATACATATCGTTCATTTGAATCTCAATTGGCAGCATTTAGGCAGAGATATCAGAAAGAGCCAATTGCTGGAGCTCAGACAAGAACTTTTGAAGGGGTTAAGTGGTACAAGAAAGATCCTAAATTAGCCAGTCTTGCCGCACCTGGTACATCGCAGCATAATAGCGGATTGGCAGTCGATGTTCATACTGCTGCTGAACCAAAGCGCTTAAATTGGCTTATTGATAATGTTCGTAAATTTGGATTTAGTTGGGAAGTTGTGCCAGAAGAGCCATGGCACTTACGCTATACAGAAGGCGACAATCCCCCTGCTGCTGTGATTGAATTTATTACAAAGAGAGATGGGCAAGCACCTGCTAGTGCTCCAGCTAAAGCTCAAAATGAAGAGGCAAAGGTTGATCCAGCTGCTCTTCCAGTACTAGTTAGAGATTATAAAGGGGCGGCTGTTCGGAGAGCTCAAGGTCTTTTAAACAAGCATGGAATTGCTTGCAAAGAAGATTCTAGTTTTGGTCCAAAAACTCAAGAAGCTGTTAAGCAATTCCAAAAGAAAGTTGGCCTACCAACAACTGGAGATGTTGATGCAGCAACTTGGAAAGCCTTGCTCTCATAACTAAATATTGATATATTTTTAATGAGGTTTTATGGCAGCTACAAGAAATATTACAATCTATCAAGGCGATACTTATATTCATGAGTTAAGAATTAAAAATAACTCTAATGTTGCTATTAATATCTCTACAAGAACATATAATGGTGCAATTAGAAAGAAAAGGAATTCAGATACTGTTGCTGCAAATTTCTCTTCTGAAATTACAGATGGGGCAAATGGCGTTGTAGTCATGTCTCTTACTGCAAGCAATACAGCAAATATTGCTGCCGGAACATATGTTTATGATTTTCAAGAAACAAATGGACAAACCATTACAACACTTCTCACAGGTAATGTAACAGTAACCGGGGAGGTGTATAAGTAGTGCCTGCTGATGTGACATCAGTAAGAGTTGCAACTGGAGATATTACATCACTAGCAATCAATACAGATTCTTCAAATCTGACAATTGCTTCTGATGTTACAGCTGTAACAGTTCAAACAGCAGATACAACAGTTATAACATCTGCGCCAGCAACAATTAACCTTGCATCCTTATCTTTTGCGGTAACAAATCCAGAAGATGTTGGAAGAACAGCAAGTGTTGGCGTAAGCAATTTGGCAGCTCGAGCTGACCATAGACATAGTGCAGCAAGTCTGCTGCTTGATGGAGGAAATTATTAATGGCTAATAAAATAAGAATTAAGCGCAGGGCTACCGGCAGTGCTGGAGCACCAACAAGCTTAGAGAATGCAGAATTAGCATTTAACGAAGTAGATGATGTTCTTTACTATGGTGAAGGAACTGGCGGTATTGATGGCACAGCCACAACAGTTATTGCCATCGGCGGTTCAGGTGCGTTCTTAACTCTTAGTGGTGATCAAACTATTACTGGTAATAAAACAGTTAATGGAAATACGACATTTAATGGGATTACAATTGTACCTACCCCAACTGCAAACAATCATGCAGCGACTAAGTTATATGTTGATGGTGCCGTAACTAATGCGACAACAACATTTACCCTTGCTGGCGATGGCGGTACAAGTCAGACAATTACATCTGGCGATACACTAACAATTTCGGGCGGTACAGGTCTCACAGCAACCGCTGGGGCAACCGATACTATCACCATCAATCTTGACAATACCGCAGTTACAGCTGCTACATATGGTAACGCATCTGCTGTTGGTTCATTTACAGTTGACGCTCAGGGTCGTTTGTCCAACGCAGTGTCTACATCAATTTCAATCACTGCTTCACAAGTTAGTGATAGAGCAACAAACCTTGTAACGGGTCTAACAGGAACTGCAAATGAAATTGCAGTATCAAACTCTGGTGTTGGCGCAGTGACACTTAGCCTTCCAGCTAATGTTACTATCTCAAATAACCTCACAGTCACTGGAGATTTGACTGTTAACGGTAATACAACAACTCTTAATACTTCAACAATGGTTGTTGAGGATAAGAATATTGTTCTTGCTAATGTTGCAACTCCAACAGATACAACGGCAGATGGTGCTGGTATTTCTGTTCTTGGAACTACAACAAAAACATTTAACTGGGTTGATTCAACTGATTCGTGGACATCTTCTGAGCATATTGATCTTGTCTCCACAAAGGTTTTCAAGATTGCTGGAGTCACCGTATTAAGTGGAACAAATCTTGACAATGTTACTGTTGATGGTGGTACTTTCTAAGGAGCCCTAAATGGCTAATGTTGTAAAAATAAAAAGATCTGGAACTCCGACAGCGGCTCCGACGAGTTTAGAATATGGCGAACTGGCTATTAACTATGCAGACGGTTTAATCTTTTATAAAGATTCAAGTAATACGATTGTCTCATTTGATGTCTCTAGTTCTTTTGCTATTACAACATTACAAAGTGATGTAAGTGATCTTGAGGTTTCTGTAGCAATGCAGGCGTTCTAACTCTTAGAACGGTAATTCTGGTACAATTGAATATTATGGATGATGTCAAAATTAACACAAGCAAAACACTTACGCTGACACTTCCGAGCGACCCTGCAAGCAATGTTGTTTCTGTAAGCCTATATCATGAATTTGGTTCATTAGTTTCTGGTCCAACAAATGCAACAAGAACAGGTACCGGAGTTTATACGATCACATATGGTCAGCAAGCATCTGGTATTTATATCTTAAATAGCGCTGGTCGTCACAGGGCTGATTTTACATACACAATTTCTGGAACGAGCTATACGCAATCTCAGTATATTAATGTTTATACGCCGTATGCAAATATTGATACATTCTTTGAGGATCACCCAGAATTAGAAGATGATTATTATGATCAGTTCAATAATATGGAAAAGAAAGTCCGTAATATAATTAATACTTTCTGTGGTCAATCATTTGATTACTATCCAAATAAATTTCTTATTCTTCCGGGCACTGACAAAAAGACAATGCATCTGCCATTTCCAATTACAACATTAAGAAAAGTAACTGTTAATCTTGGAGATGAGGATGAGGAAGTTTTGCATGATTCAACAGATGCAACTCTTAATAACATTGAGAAAACGAGAGAGCCTCACAAATTCCAAAGCTCATACTACATCCAGTTTAGAAAGTCTTATTTAGATAAGACACAAACTAAGATTTATGAATCTAAATTTAGCGAAGAAGATGATTTTAAAATTGAAGGAGATTTTGGTTGGCAATTTGTTCCAAACAATATTGAGCAAGCCGCAGATCTGCTTTTGGTAGATATGATGACCGATGACTCAGAATTGCGCAGGCACGGTGTTGTTTCGGTTGATATGGATACAATCAGCTACACAACTAAGTCCTCCTTCTATGAATCTACAGGCAATATTGATGCAGATGTTCTGCTTATGGACTACACACTATTTGTAATGGATTATGTGGTTTAAATGTCTAATGGAATTTTTCTTAAACTTCCTCACAAGATGGATATTTATACCAAAACAATTACAACCAGTGTTGCTGGTCAGAGGACAGTTACCTATACAAAGTCGGCAACTGTAAAAACATTCTTTCAGCCTATTTCATCTGAAAGAAGGGTTAGTCCCTATACAGATAATATTGATGAATATCAATTTTATGTTTCTTACCGCGATGCTCAAAATATTACATATGATAATAGAATTCAAAACATTGTAGATCGATATGGCAATGTTGTATACAGCGGTCCAATTGAAATTGTAAATATTGTTAAACAGCCAGGTTTTAATGGTAAAATTAGACATATACAATTAGTCGGTAGAGTGGTGGTAGAAAATGCTTAGTATGAGAATTAATAAAAGCGCAGCCTTAGAATTAGATATCGCTGCTGTCTATGCAGAAACTCTTCCAAATAGAATTGCTGCTGCTCGCTCTGCTGCTATGCAAAAAGCAAAACGGGAAGCTAAGATAAGATTGCCTCAGCTTGGTAGGCCTGCAAAATATATTGTTGTTTCGGTTGAAGGCTTCGGTCCAATTGGTGCAACGATTAAGGCATCACCACAAAAATCTTATAGAACCGGTAAACATGGATATGATAGAGGAATGGGTGCGTCTATATTCTTAACAGGAAGAAGGGCTGGTAAAATTATTTTTTCTCAATCAAAGTCATTCATGAAGATAAGACCAGAAAGCGTTAATAAAGGATACCCGCCATATTTGGTAAAAGTTCGCATGGGTGCAGTTAGATCTCATAAAGACGAGGTTAAGAGGATGCTCAAAGAAATTACTTTGAGAAATCTTAGAAGGGGTCTTAACCTCCAAGGTTTTGGTCCAAGAGGTGGAGTCGCAAGACCTACTCTTGATGCTCCAGCGCAGATTGTAGGATAATTTATGCCAATTAGCGTATACGACATTAATCAGTATTTAAAAAACGATACAGACCTTGCTAACATCGCTGGCAAGACAATGAGTTTCTTCCCAGCTCATGGTTATGGAAATGAAGCGGCCCCATTTGTTGTCTATTTTTATTACCCCTTCATTCCATCCGTAGAGGCTTATTGGAACAGGTATGATGCTGTTAAATATTCTATTTATGATAGTGATGTTGATAGGCTTTTTCAAATCGGGGAGAGAATTATTGAGCTTCTAGGCATAGCTGATCAGATTCAAGGCAATGTCCCAAGTTCTAATGTGAGGGTTCTATCAACTTATTTGGCATCTTCTAACTTTATAGAGCCTCTTGAAAAAGAAGGTTGGTACCAAATGGACCTTGATTTTTCCATATATTCCGTAAGCGCTTCCTAAAGTGTGGTATCATAAAAGTATATGGAGTATACTGTTATTACCTATATAGGAAAGACTTCAGGATATGTTGTCAATATAGGCAAAAAGATTTATGAATTTGAGTGGCAAAAAGGTCGAGGAATCGGTCGTCGCTCTGATGAAGTAAACCCTGAACATGCAAAAACAATTTCAAAATGGCGTGACAGGAAGGGCAAAAAAATATTTGTCCTAGAATAAAAATATAGGAGGAAATACTTATGGCAGTTTCAGTTTCTAACATTGTCGTGGGTGAGGCAACAGTCAAGACTGGCGTTTCTAACACAGCAATGACAAACGCTGACTTTGACAGCCTCACAGATGTGGGTGCAACAAATGGCGGTGTTGAGATTTCGTGGGAGCCTGACATGGTTGACATTGAGATCGACCAGTACGGCGATGCAGCTAAGGTTATTCAGTCCAAAGTTAAAGTGATGGTTAAGACCACGCTTGCTGAGGCAACATTGAACAACCTTGCTTTAGCATGGAGTTACGACAACGCTACAGGTGGCGCAGATGTTAAGAGCAACAATGATGGTGCAAACACCAAGACATTGTTGTTCGGTACACAGTCGGTTTATCCGTTTGAGTACGCTTTGCAAATCACCGGTAATGCCCCCGGTTCAACAGCATCGGTAACAAAGACACGCAAGTTTAATACAAAGCGAGCAGTGTCGTTCACATCTTCAATGCTTTCAATGAAGCGCGCTGAAGCCTCAATGTTTGAAGTTTCGTTCCGCATTCTTCCAGTTACGGAAGATGCTGGTTACGAGTACGGCAAGATCATTGACCAAGTGTGATTTAAAGATAAAAATCTTTAATTGATAAATCCCGGCGGGATCAGTATGGTATACTGAAAACGCCGGGATTTTTCATCCCCAATAACACATAGGAGATAAATTAAAATATGGCAACAAATGACGATCTGTTCAATGGTAAGGAAATCCTTTTTGCTGATGGCAAGAAGCGAGTAGTTAAGCCGTTAACAATCAAGAACCTTCGTGAGTTTATGAAGGTTGCAAATGGAATGAAACAGAATGCTGAAGAGGGTGGAATGACGGATGAGGATATTGATAAGATGGTCACTGCAGCCTCTATTGCCCTTAAGAAGGCAGATCCCGAGTTGGCAGCAAATAGAGATGCTCTTGAAGAAGTTCTTGACCTCGCAACTTTTGCGCAAGTCATGGCTGCTGCGATGGGGAATAACGACCCAAACTTGTAAATGGGGAAGGTGATGAGCTAGGTGAAGATCTAGCTTGGGAAGAATTACCTCTCCTCAAATATGAATCAGAAGTCTTTGTTCGGGTTGGCGCTTGGATAAGTCTAGAGCAATTAGAAGAATCTCTTATACTGCGTGAATTGTTTATATTGCATCGTGCATGTAGTCATGAATTTATGCAAAACCTCAAGGCGTTAGCCTATTCGCAGGGTGCAGAAGATGTTGACTTTGAGGAAGATTGGTATGATGCACCAGTTACAACAAAAGATGAGAGAGTTATGCGAATGCATGATCTTCCTAGCTTTGCAGCAAGTGGTCTATCCTTAGGATACGAGTCAGCATCTCAACAAAATCAATGATTTTATTGCTTTTTTTGATATCAAGTGTAATAATTATGTTGGTGAATTATGTCTGATGTCGATATTATAATACAAGTACACACACAGGGTGTGCAGCAGATCGGCAATCTAAGCGCCTCTCTTAGAAATCTTACAGCTACATTACGCGGCATTAATGTGCCGATGTCTAAACTTGATGCTCAGACAAGGGCTGTCCATAAGGCTCTTGGTATTACATCTCGTGGTGTAGATCAACATGCTAAATCAATTAAGGGGTTAATACAAAATCAAAAAGTTCTTGGAATTGAGCAAAAAAGAATTGTAACTGATTTAAATGCATTAAGAACTGCATATGTATTAGCCGGTAAAGAAACAACAGAATTAGGGCGTTCAATTGGAGTTACTACAAGAGAATTGCAGGCATTCTCTAAAACATTTAGAGGCATGCGATTAAGAGCAATTGGATCAGACTTTGCAAATATTTCTTTAAGAATGTCAAAGCTTGGTAAGGATGCTCAATTCGTCGGTAGAAGCTTACTTATTAACCTGACATTACCATTGGCGGCGTTTGCTAAAACTGGATTGCAAACATTCAAAGAAGTTGATACCCAGTTAACAAGATTAACAAAGGTTATGGAAGATGTCGCCCCAACCTTAGATATTGCAGCTCAAAAAATTACAGGTCTCAAAGATGCAAAATTTGGAGACTTAATAAAACCACAAGATGTTCAGAATGCGAGATTGTTTGTTAAAAACTTTAATGATTTAAATACAGCATTAACGCAAATGTCATTGCAGTTTGGTGTTGCTAAGCAAATGGTTGTATCTATTGGTGCAGATTTTGCGGAATTAGGTATTACATCTCAAGATAATATTGAAAATCTTACCAAGATGACACTGCAGTTAGAAAAACTTGGCACAATGGATATTAAAGGTGCTCAAGATCTTACTCAGGCTTTATATTTCCAATCAAAGAGAGCTCTTGAGGCAAATGGAGCTTTTGATTCACTAACAACAGCAAGAGAAAGAGAATCTAGAGCTCTTGAAGCAGCAAGAGCGCAAATGCTTTTATTCAATGCAATTGAAAATGCAACCGCATTGACATTAAGAGACCTTGGCGATGCATTGCCGGAAGTTGGTTCAATGGCAACCAGCTTTGGTATATCAATGACAGAAGCAGCAGCATTGCTTGCTCCGATGAAAGCCGCCGGTCTTGATATTGGCGCATCTTCAAACTCAATTAAGGTTTCGCTTCAAAGATTATTAGCTCCAACTAAACAAAATTCTGACATGATTAATAAACTTGCCAAAGAGTACGGAGTTCTTGGTGATGCTCAAAATGACTTTACTCTTTCTACGAAAACTGGTCTTATTGGTTTAGATGCTACAGTTAAAATGTTTAGAGCAGTTTTGAAATCAAAAGCTGGACCAGAAGG